GGCAGGATCAACTTCCGTTGTTCGGTACAGATATTATGATGACCAAACCACCATGGTTAGGTAATCAGTCATATCCGACCGCCACCCAGTATTCACTGGGACCGGTATGTGTCCCCATTTCCGAGGGGTCACCATCCAGACAAGGTCGCCTGGTGGGGCATAATCCCAATTAGGGGTACTAGCCCATACACGGCGGTATGAAACATCCCGAGATCTACAGGGGATGTCCGTGCCGAAGACAGATCCATTTATTCTACAGAGGTAATATCCGTAAGGATTATCAACCCTGAACCAACGACCCTTAAGATTACGATCTATGTTAACATCGGAATATTTCCATTCCGGTGCATCGTAGATCGTACCATCGAAAATGTCGAGGTCTCGACTGCCGACTTCTAACCCTATACTTCGGGATAGTGTAGTCGGACGATCGAGAGAGTAAATGAAACCATCGCCTAGCTTCAGTGATTTCTGCAGTGTCTTGGAAACATGACACCTTTTGAATACTTGAAGTGCCCAACTAGGGACACGGTATCCAGATGCAGGATCCTCCCAGAGTGGAATAAAAGTTCCATCTGGGGCTTCATTTCGTATCGTGAGTAACGTGTTACTCAGAGGAACGGAATGGAGAGAGGACCATTGAAGTAAGCGATTATACAAAGAGTAACAATCATTCGGCGTGTTCAAAGTTTCAACGAACACGGGACGAATGTCAACCCCGCGATACCAATCGGTACCACAGGACTCTTTGAAGGGACCGGTTCCAAAGCTTTTCGTTTCATTAACCTGGAAGTGTAAATAATTTAAAACCTTCGAGGTTATGTCGAACAAGGCTTCAGGAACGATTATGTCATCACCGAAGACGGCCAGAGACTTAAATTTCCGGCCATCTAACTTGGCAAGCGCACTAATAATCGAATAGAAAACTAGTGTCTGCCAAGGAAAGGTGAATCCACAACCCATGGTGCTGGTCATGTTGAGAGGGACCTCAACACCATTGACTGAAATGGCAATATCTCGCGATATGGTCATTGCTGTCTTGATGTTCGGAAGATCATCAAGAAGAAACTGAGAAAGGAGCCAACCGACTAAGTCGGAGGCCGATTTCAAATCAGTCGTGGCAGGGCGATCTGGATTACCGATGTTGGAGTC